TCCGTACAAGGGCGTGGTCCTGGGATGGCTTTTATACCTTACTGCAGTCTACCTGAGTTAGAAGCATGTATGGAGGTCTGGGGATTCATGGAGATGATCCATAGTCGCTCTTACACCTACATTATCAAGAACGTCTATCCAGACCCTTCTGAAGTCCTTGACCATATTGTCACTGATGACCGCATTCTAGAGCGTTCTAAGACAGTTACAGAGTCCTATGATGACTTCATTCAAGGTGCTCATCAATATGACAATGGTAATGATTGGATTCATCAGTTGGAGGGAGTCTACTCTGCACAGCAAACATTAAATGATGTTAAGAGAAAACTCTATAGGGCAGTTGCGAATGTAAATATCCTTGAGGGTATTCGCTTCTATGTTTCTTTTGCTTGTTCCTTTGCCTTTGGTGAACTAAAACTCATGGAAGGTTCTGCAAAAATCATTTCTCTCATTGCTCGTGATGAAAACCAACACCTTGCAATCACTCAGAATATTCTGAACAAGTGGCGTGATGGTGATGATCCAGAGATGAAGCAGATTGCTAAGGAAGAAGAAGAGTGGGTCTACAAGATGTTTGATCGTGCTGTCAACGAAGAAAAGCGTTGGGCAGACTATTTGTTCAAAGATGGTTCTATGATCGGTTTGAATGACAAACTCTTGCAGAAATATGTTGAATGGATTGCTAATCGCAGACTGAAGGCCATTGGTCTCAAACCAGTGTATGACATTGCTGCAGCAAACAATCCATTGCCTTGGACTCAACATTGGATTTCTTCCAAGGGTCTTCAGGTTGCACCTCAAGAAACAGAAGTCGAATCCTATGTTGTTGGAGGTATCAAGCAAGATGTCAAAAAAGACACGTTCACAGGATTCCAATTGTAGTGGCAATTGCAAATGTAATTGTGTAGACTGGGACAATGAAGCAATGCTGCAGTCATACCGAGAGGCAGCTGCAGCAGATGACTTCATTTTCGGTGAATCAGATTATTCTTACATATGGTTGGGAGAAGATGCCAAGAAACCAAGTGACTAAAGACGAACTTGTAGTTCGTGTGCTCAAACTAAAAAATAAAGTGGATCAGGAGCCATCCACTGTGTGGCAGGGAGAGAAGGACCTCGCTCATAAATACCTGAACGAGGTATTATGTATGTTGGATGAGTATCGAATGTGATTATGAAAACCCCTGGTATTTTGAGGGAGCACCTTTTTTATCTGAGAATATTGACGATAACTTCGGTTTTGTCTACCTCATTACTAATATACAATCAGGTAAGAGATACATCGGTAGAAAGTACTTTTGGTCCTTTAGAAAACCTCCAGGAAAAAAACGTCGAGTAAAAAAAGAATCCGATTGGAAAAAGTATTATGGGTCTTGTCCAGAACTTAAAGAAGACATTGAACTGTTGGGTAGACAAAATTTTAGTAGAACTATCCTGTCACTACATAAAACAGCTGGCAAAACAAACTTCGAAGAAACAAAACAACTCTTCATCAATGGAGTCCTCACAGAATCCCTTGACACAGGGGGACCTGCCTACTACAATAGCAACATCCTCAGCAGGTACTTCCGAAAAGACTATTATGATGGAGACTGAACAAATCGTTTCAGATGTTCGACAGTGGGCAATCAACAAAGTTGAAGAATACAACGGTAAAGGAGTAGAACGAATCTACGATCAACTGGCAATTATGGCAGAGTTTGATGAGTGGTTCGATCCCAAAGAAGATCTAGAAGTCATATCACTTGACGAAATTACAGAAGAGCAGTATGATGACTTTGTTGATTACTCAGACGGAATCGAAAGAGCATAATCAACTGCGGTAGTTCCCTTTTGGTAGGTTCAGAACTAGCGGCG